GCGTGTCCCGCGTTCGGGTCGTGCGGTTCGCGTGCAGCGTGGATTCATCGCACGATCAGGCAAGCTCCAAGGCAAACCATTTCGCAGGCTCACAGACGAACGAACCTCTCAACTCGCCTTCGTCTCTGGTCCGTCAGTCGGTCGCATCTTCGGAGGTGACAGCGAGTACGGTGATGCTCTCCGCTCGACTGTTCAAGCTCGCATCAATGAGCAGTTCATCAAAGGCATGCAACGTGTTCTCGATTCCGCGGCACGCGGGTATGGCGGGCGGTGAGGCGAGAGAGAAGGCGAGGCCGCCGATTCAGGGTCCTTCTGGGAAAATCCCAAACCGTGGGTGCCACGAGCGCAAAAAATGGGTTGGTATTGGCTCTCAATAGCCTTGCTAGATGAGAGCGCAGGCACAGATCACCCTCCCCAATGGTGTCCTTGCAACCGCTTGCAAGCGCTTGCAGCATAATTGCAAGCAATGGCTACAGCACTAACCTCAACCCAGGGGGCTGCTCTGATTCGGGAAGTCACCGGCCGCCCATGCAGCCGGCAGAACCTTGAGCAGCACTGCCAGAAACGACGGCTGCCCAAGAGCCTGCTGTCCCCAAGCCCGATCCGGCTGAATGCAGAAACCCTGGTTGATGAGTACTTGGCGAATGTGGCCCTGCAGCCACCGGCACCAGCCAGCCAGAAGCCGAAGCACAAGGCGCTGCGGCCTGCCGCGACTGCGAAGTTTGAGCCGCCCCAGGCCACCCGCCTGACGAACCTCGGCGACGAAGACCTCCCGGACTACAACGTCAGCCGCGCCCGGACGGAGTTCGAAAAGGCCAACCTGCTGGAGCTGGACCGGAAGACGAAGGAGGGTCTGCTGCTGCCTCGGGACCAGGTGGAACGGGTCTGGGGCAATGCGGTCACGATCGCCCGCACGCGGCTGCTGGGCGTGCCGACGAGGACGCGGCAGCGGATCCCGCATCTGAGCCTGGAGGAGGTGGCGATCCTGGAGGAGCTGATCCGCGAAGCCCTCGAGGAGCTGGCGGAAGGGGGCCCCGATGGCGAGTGATCAGGAACTGCGGGCGGCGGCCCTGAAGTTCTGGCGGCCACCGCCGAAGCTCAGCCTGAGCGAGTGGGCGGATGAGCACGCCTACCTGTCGGCCGAGAGCGCGGCCGAGGCCGGGAAGTGGCGAACGCTGCCCTACCAGCGAGGCATCATGGACGCCTTCACCGATCCGACCGTCGAGACGGTGGTGTGGATGAAATCGGCCCGGGTGGGTGCGACGAAGATCTTCAACCACCTGATCGGGTACCACATCCATCAGGATCCCTGCCCGATCATGGTGTGCCAGCCCACGGTCGAGGACGCCGAGGGCTACAGCAAGGATGAGATCGCGCCGATGATCCGCGACACGCCGGTACTGCGAAACCTGGTGAGCGATCCGAAGGCGAAGGACGGATCCAACACGATCCTGGCCAAGACCTACCCGGGCGGCACGTTGGGGATGGTGGGAGCGAACAGCGCGAGGGGCTTCCGGCGGGTGAGCCGGCGGGTGGTGCTGTTCGATGAGGTGGACGGCTACCCGGCCAGCACGCCCGAGGGTGATCAGATCAAGCTCGGCATCAAGCGATCGGAGTATTACTGGAATCGAAAGATCGGGATCGCCAGCACCCCGACGTCGAAGGACTTCAGCCGGATCGAGCGGTGGTTCCTGCGGACAGACCAGCGCCGGTATTTCGTGCCCTGCCCGGAGTGCGGAACCCACCAGGTGCTGCGGTGGTCGCAGATGAAATGGGAGCCGGACCGGCCGGAGACGGCGGCCTATGAGTGCGAGAACTGCGGTGTGCTGATCCCCCACAGCCGGAAGCGCTGGATGGTGGAGCGAGGTGAGTGGCGAGCGACGGCGACGGCTGAGGCCCCGGGGCTGGTGGGCTTCCACCTGTGGGCGGTCTACAGTTTCAGTCCGAACGCTAGTTGGGAGCAGCTGGTGAGGGAGTTCCTGGAGGTGAAGGGCGACCGGGACCAGCTGCGCACGTTCGTCAACACTGGCCTGGGGGAGACGTTCGAGGAGGACTACGCCAGCAGCCAGTCACCCGAAGCCCTGATGAGCCGGCGGGAGGAGTACGAACCGGGGACGTGTCCGGAGGGCGTGCTGCTGCTGACGTGCGGCGTGGACGTGCAGGGTGGCGGAGGATCGATCGGCGAGCGGCTGGCCGTGAGCGTGTGGGGCTGGGGCAAGGGCGAGGAGGCCTGGCTGGTCTTCCATGCCGAGATCTACGGCGACCCGACACAGGGGGAGGTGTGGGCCCAGCTCGACACCGTGATCGATGCCACGTGGACCCGGGCCTGCGGCGGTGAGCTGAAGATCACGCAGACCGCGATCGACTCCGGCGGCCACGCCACCCACGAGGTCTACGCCTACGCCAGGGAGCGCCGGGCCCGGGGCGTGGTGGCAGTGAAGGGCAGCAGCGTGCGGGGGGCGGTGGCCGTGAGCAGGGGCCGGCCGGTGGACGTGAACGCGAAGGGGAAGGTGCAGAAGCGCGGCGTGCTGCTCTACATGGTGGGTACCGACACCATCAAGACGACGATTTTCGGGCGGCTGCGGCACCAGCAGCCGGGGCCCGGGTTCCTGCACTTCGGCCTGGCGGCAGACGATGAGTTCTTCCGGCAGCTGACGGCTGAGAAGGTGCAGGTTCGGATGGTGCGCGGGTACGGGCGGCCGGAGTGGGTGAAGAAGCCGGGCGATCGGAATGAGGCCCTCGACACGCTGGTCTATGCCTACGCGGCATTGCAGCTCACTGCTCGGCGGTTCAACCGTCAGAGGATGTGGGACCAGCTCGAGGCCCAGCTGACGGCGAAGGCCGGGACGCCCGGCGCTGCACCGGCGGAGGAGGCGAAGCCGAAGCGCCGGCCGCGGCCTACGGGGCCGAGCTTCGTAAGCGGCTGGTAGCGGGCGATTAGGCTGCGTAGACTGAGACGAAGCGTGATTAAGGGCGGATGAGCCTGCCGCAACAGATCAGAGCAGGTGATTCGCTGGAGTGGATCGAGGCCCCGGCGCTGACGGTGAGCTCCAGCCTGTGGACCCTGACGGCCTACCTGCGGAGCGGCGCGGCCGGTATCACGGTGGAGGGCGTGGCCCGTGCGGACGGTGGCTGGGACATGATCCTGACCGCGACGCAGACCGCGGCGATGGCGGCGGGGACGTGGAGCTACCAGGCGGTGGCGGCCAACGGCGCAGCCCGCACCACGCTGGACAGCAGGACGACAGAGGTGCTGGCGAGCCTGGCCTACTCCGGCAGCCCGGCCGCGTTCGATGGGCGGAGCCAGGCGGAGCAGGACCTGGCGGCGGTGCAGGCTGCCATTCGCACGATCGTGTCGGGTGGCGTGAGCCAGTACACGATCGGGAACCGGCAGGCGACGAAGCTGGATCTCGGGAAGCTGATGGAGCGCGAGAGCCAGCTGAAGGGAGTCGTCGCCAGGGAGCGGGCTGCGGCCCGCCTTGCTGCTGGCCGGGCCGATGGCCGTGATCTCTTCGTTCGGTTCGGCTGATGGCAACCCGCAAACGAGCATCAGACAGCGCCATCGAAGCGGTGCCGACGAAGCGGCGGCCGCGGCCGCGGCGACGGATGTACGAGGGCGCGAAGGTCTCGAGGCTGACGGCCGACTGGGTGACGGGGAGCACCAGCGCGGACGCCGAGATCGCGACCAGTCTGGTGCTGCTGCGGAACAGGGCGCGGCAGCTCTGCCGGGACAGTGATCACGCCCGGGCGGCACTGCGTGCGATCCGCTCGAATGTGGTCGGGACCGGCATCAAGCTGCAGATGCAGGTCCCGATGGTGCGGGGCAAGGGCCGACTGGATCAGGCGACGAACGACCGGATCGAAACGGCATGGGCGCGGTGGGGCATGGCCACCACCTGCGACGTGGCGGGGAAACTGAGCTGGCACGACATCGAGTCGCTGGCGATTGGGTCGGTGGCGGAAGCGGGGGAGGTGTTCATCAGGTTGGTGCCGCAGGCCTTCGGCGGTGGGCGGACACCGCTGGCGCTGGAGGTGATCGAGGCGGACCTGCTGGACGAGACGGTGGACAGCGCCGGCATGGGTCGGGTGTTGGGGCAGCAGGTGCAGGGCGGTGAGTGGCGGCTGGGTGTTCATGTGAACGAATGGGGCCGACCGGTGGAGTACGCCTTCCATCGGAAGCACCCGGGCGACCGGCTGGGTTCGGGGACTGGGCAGCGGGTGATCGTGCCGGCGGAGCAGATCCTGCATTTGTTCCGTGCGGAGCGGCCGGGGCAGACCAGGGGGGTGAGCTGGTTTGCATCGGCGATCAAGCAGCTGCACCAGCTGGCGGGATACGCGGAGGCCGAGGTGGTGCGGGCCCGGGCGGCGAGCAGCCTGATGGGCTTTATCACCACCGACGGCGAGGCAGCGGGGGAGGCCCTGGGTGAAGAGGTTGACGGGGACTTCGTGACCCAGTTTGAGCCGGGTGTTTTCAAGACGCTGTTCCCGGGGCAGGGCGTCACGGTGCCGCAGCTGGATGCACCGGATGGGCAGTTCGAGCCGTTCATGCGGGCGATGCTGCGGAGCATGGCGGCAG